ATGGCATTGAATTAGTAGAAGTCAGCAAGAAAGGAAATACTTTATTGCAGGCGATGTATTCAGATCGGCGATCCGTGCTTATTCCTGTTCGTTTGGGTAACACTCTTTCTCCATCATACAGAACTTGCACCGTTGATTGGAAGATAAAAGTTGTCGATGATTACTGCAAGCACAGGGGTTTTGATCGTATCACTGTCGGGTTAGGAATAACAATTGATGAAATCGAGAGAGCCACAACTAGCGAATGGAGCACTGGTTACAATGGTTTACCAAAGCAGAAGGTACACCCGCTGATTGACTTGCGTTTATCCCGCCACCAATGCGCCAGCATTATTACAAGTGAGGGTTTACCGCTTCCTCCTAAGTCAGCATGTTGGTTTTGCCCATTTACCAGTAATGCCGAGTGGATACGCATGAAACAAAATCGCCCTGAATTATTCTATCAAGCCTGTGAAGTTGAAAAGAAACTTGAAAGTAAAGGCTTATCTTCACAGGTTCGCTTACACCGCAGTGGCAATCCTCTCAGTGTTGCCGTAGGGGATCAGTTGGATATGTTCAATGACGATAACTGCGAAAGTGGTTATTGTATGGTGTGATGCTTGCTAACAATGCGTGCAGCGGATGAGTGGCAGGCTGGGCGCTTTTCAAATGTTGTTGGTTGTGCCACTCACCGCTAACGCAAACCGTTGGGCAGATAAGGAGCATAGCATGGTATCGGTTGAACAAATGAAAATCGCAATTTTAGGCGCGGTCAATCAAGGGGTGTATGCCAATGATAATTATTGGTGGAAACAGTTGAAGCGCTTGGCGGAGGAAATTGAAAGCGAGTCACTCTGCCCAACACAAGATGCACCCGACTTGCCTACGGCTTGTCCTGCGTGCGGAACTTTGCCAGAAGAACTTGTCCGCTGGCAACGGCAAGCGGGTAATCTAAACCGTTAGGCGGCTTCTTATGAAAATAGTATTTGGTTCTGGTGAAGGAAATACCCGCAGAGTTTTTGCATTTGGTAAATCGCTCGACAATGGTCTTTGGTTTACTCATCCAGAGTTGCGCGGTTTTGTTTTTCGTCGCGGCTTTGTTCGGTTGTGGTTTGTTGATCTGCATTTTGGCAACGCCACCTAACAAAGTATGCACCTGACTTGTGGGAGTCTGGCGAAATCTCAAACAGTTTTCTACACTTTGGCTTTATTCTTGTTTACGGGCTTTTTCTTACGCCCGCCCACAAGCAGGTAATACAGCCGTTAGAATGCCCTCGCAGAAAAAGGAGTCTTTATGAACGCACGTTTTCAGAAAATTTACAATGACCTATTTTGGGAAGTATTCGACAGCAAGCAACAAAAATATATTAAGTGGCAAGGCTACAATGATTCGTATTGGTGGGATAACGTTGCCATTTCAGACCAGTTTCAAATTCGCGGTGAGTATCGGCTCGATCCGTTCACTAACACGGTAAGCATTCTAACAAAGTATGCACCCGACGTGGCTCCCGTCACGTCCGCCGAGCCTTTATCTGGCTTGGAGAGTGTCCCCGCTGTTGAGTCTGATACTCAGCCACGCGGGTAATACAGCCGTTAGCCGCTTACTTGCAAAAGGAGTGTCATGGAAAATCTGAAAGTATTAGTCTACGAGTTGGATGGCTGGAAAGATTTAATTGATGTCCGCCTTGAATGTGTCAAGCAAATTGATGGCTCTGATTTGTGGGCTATCCGTGAAAAAGGTTGCTGTCTCAATAAACAAGGTGAATGGGAAATTGAACCTATTCCGTCCAGCAGAACGAGCGCGTTTTATAAACGTTGTCGCTGGAAGTCACCCGAAGCCGCGTTGAAGTTTTGGCGCGTTGGTCATCAAAGCCGTTTCGAGCATTATAGAACGCGGCTAACACAGCGTGTACCCGACGTGGGGCAGGCTGCGTAATTTTTGGACAGGTTCGCGTGCCCCACGCGGGTAACGCAAACCGTTAGGTGCTAAATGGAAATGTCTTTGTGGTATTGCCCAAAATGTGATCGCCCTACGCAAAACTTTCGCGTTTGCTCATCATGTGGAACGCCTGCCGTATTTCAGCGGTTTATTATGTGGGCTGTTGAACATGAATGTGAATTGCCTGCATGTTACGCACCTAACAAAGCGTGCACCCGACGCGCGAAAGTCGGGGCACAAAAAGTATCATCAAAATCAAAAGGTTCTGCGAAGCCCGCGCGCGGGTAATACAGCCGTTGGGCGGAAGCCCACATTTCGCCGCGCAAAACGTGGATTACAAAACCGCGCTTCGTGGTGAAGCGCAATCATAAAAAGATTTGCGCGATGGAAATCCGCCCAAAGAATCCATTTATACAGAATGCCGCTATAAATGCTGCACACGCCGCTAACACAAAACATCACAAAACAATCCAGCCCGCCGTAATGGCGGGCTGTTTGCGCACCAGATTGCGAAGATGGGCACGGTTATGCTGTCAATCTAGTATTCATAGTCAAAATGCAGGATTATAAGGTCTCCATTAGCCCAAGTGATTGGATATGTCGCCGTCATATTCGCGCCAGCTTGGCTATATATTCCAAGCACGCCAAGACCTCCGTTTACGCCGATGGTTGGAAGTAGTCCTAATGAGAAATATCCAGTCCCGTTGTCAAAGTATCCGCCAGTTCCCACAGGGTTATTTTGCGTGAGTCCGCCAGTCAAAAACGACGCAGACGCGGCTATCGGTAACGTTGGCATAGTTGTGAATGTAATGCCCCCGGTAAATGTTATAAGCATATCTCCTCGGACGCGCCTCCCATATATGCTGTAGCGCCCAGATAGTGCAGCATTTGACGCGGAAACGCCAGTTGGAGTATATGCAAACACGCCAGGGAATCCAACCGCAGTAGCTGAATGGCTATAATATGAGTCTGTAAGCGTTGCGTTTGGTACAGTGTCACCGCGCAATGTTAGCAATGTGTCTGCAACTATAACGATGTAAGCGTAAAGATACGTTCCAGAATCGTTGTTCTGAAAGCGGATTACGTCGCCAGGTGAATAAATACTCGCCGCCCCGCTTGACACATTTACCGTTGTTGCACTGGCATAAGTGAATGTCCCGCTGATTGGCGTCCATCCGTTTGACGGCAAAAGATACGGGGAAAAAATAGCCACAACCTCCGCAAGCGTTTTCTTTAGCCAGTTTGTCCCGTCCCCAACCTGAAAATCATTTGCCGCTGTTGTTGCAGGTGGATTGGTATGCAACGGATTTAGAATAACATAATCCGTCCCGTCATATACGACATCGGTAATCATTCCGCTGATAATGGTTGTCGCTCCGCAGGATTGTTTTACCCCTGCGCCATCGTAATACTTTAGCGACTTCGCCCCTTTCGCGTCCCTGTTCAACGTTGGAGTAGCTCCCGCCGTCGCGTTGAACTTCACCCGCCAGCGTTCATCTGTCGCAAGGCTTGACGCTTGCGGGGTTGTCAGTGTGAACGCTGTCGAAGTCCCCGCAGTGGTATAAGTGACAAGCATATCATCCAACGTATCAACCGCGACTTCGAGCGGATTCAATAGTGCCGCGTTGATGTCAGTTCCCGCCACTGATACGGGCGAGTTTAGGACAATCTGCATGTCCGATTTATACGCCGTCCCGCCATCCTCTAGGATATTGTAGCGGGCGTCCTCGCCCAATACTTCATCTGATACGGTGGTCTTAGTAAAAATCTTAGTCATTGATTACTCTCCTATTGCCATCCAATAAAATCCATAATTCCCACTTGTGGCGGTATAAACGACTTTGTACGTAAATCCTGACGCGGTAACAGCATAACACTGGTCGCGTAATGGAATTGCAGCATCTGGAGACCCGAACGCTAAAACGATTGGGGCATAAGAAAACGCTACAGGGAAAGTTATATTGACTTCAACAGTTGCAGAACCGCCATAAGAGCCAACCGCGCTACCTGCCTGAATTTTTGGAGCGGTAGGGGTATACGTAGTCGTCCCACCAGTTGCCCAAACCGTAGAACTTCCGCCCTGCCTGCGGTAAATTACCGATGTTATGAAATCGGTCAGCGCCTTCCAGCTAAGAGTCCCCCCGCTTGTGTTCTGCAATACGGACGTAGCCGCTGGTTTTGCAAGCACGGCGGGAGTAGCTGAACCAGTCGCATAAATAATATCCCCAACCGCGGTCAATAGGCTTTTGGGTATCAGGCTTGCAACAAGATTAGCCAGCGTGATTTTTTTTGTTTTGTTTGCGTCCAACGCCTCGCTAATATCGTTTATAACAAGTTCGTCGCCTGTTGCAGGGGATGTAAGTGCCGTCAGTGCTGAAATTTTTACAGTTGCCATTTTTCCTCTTTATGCGTATTGTCGCCATGAGTTATTTCTAGTCATTCCCGCACCGCTAACCGAAATTCCAGCACGGGCGTACCTGACTGGACTTTCAGCGGGCGGGATGAAGTCTGGAACTTTTCCACGCAATTCAATCCCCGCTATAAATCCGCGCGTCAAGTCGGATTCAATTTTCAGAACAGACGCAATCAGTCTGTTACTGTTTAGCGTGTCTGATACGATAATATCGCCTGTGTTCACGTCAACAGTTGGTAAAACCCTTATTTTTTGAGAGTATCTTAGGCGGTAATAGTCCCTCATGCCGTCTAAAATAGATTGAGCAATGCCCGAAAATATTAACGTGGCGTCTGATACTAATATTGTTTTTTTATTTGATATTTCTTCCGTCTCTGTTTCCTCAAAAATAAAAGACCGTTTATTGTCGACAAACGGATAACCAGTAATCGTTACTTGTGCTGGAGTTTCCACTGACAAATAAACTGCATTTGAGGCGATATTATATTCACCACCCGCCTCTATGTTGTACCCATTTTCAGTTAGTATTTCTACGTCACCTTGAGTAGCTAGTAACAACGGAGTGTAACCTCCGCCCGTTACAACAACGCCAGAATATGGTTTGTCAAAAACTATTTTATATGCGCCAGCCGCAAGAGATTTGTCAAAAATTGTTTCAATTGTTTCTCCTGCCACATAGTCATGAGACACAATCTCTATCCTGGAAACAACTGGCAATAATTCAACCGTCGGATTTCGCAACCTCTCGCCGCTTCTAATCCGTGATTCATAAGCCAATGAAGGGATTTCGATTGGAGTAATAAGCATATTTTCGCGCCGCGATGTAATAATGGTAGCCCCAGCCGCGAAACAAATTTGCTGTAATGCGTCCCTGCATTTACCAGGGGGGTTATAACCCGCAATTGTGACATCTTGTATATCGGCATTTATTTCGTACTGCACGCCAATAGGTAATAAAAATTGGGCAATAGCTTCGCTTAATGTAGTAGTATCCCCAGTAAACGCCCCGTCAAAATCAGTATCGGCAAGAACTCCGATAATGTCATAGGCTGAAAACTCGATAATATCCTCGCCCGTGTTTTTCCACTTTTCAAGGTAAAACTTACCCAGCAGACGGGCAACGTCATCAACGTACTCATACGCCAGTATTGGAAGTTTTTCCTTTAGTCCTGAGTAGGTATCTGAAAACATGGAAAAGGCGGGGTCGGACGTGCGTACCTTGAACTCTAAAGTATTGATTGGAATTTCAGTGCTGACAATGCTTGTCTGTTCAATAAGACGCGCGGATATAATCTCGGTAGTGGTAAATTCCACGTCGCCGCTTTCAAGTAACAACCGAATAAGAGGGCGCGTAATTGTCATGATGGTACACGGGTCGGGGAGATTGCAATTACGGAAAACGCAAGATTGCGGAAATAATTGTCGGTCTTTATCTTTGCCACTTCATCACGCACGCCCGCGAAGTAGCAGGAAAACGTATCACCCAGTAGGGTGATTGTGTGCGATGATACTGCCTCGGTAATCTTCAAATACAGGGCGGCATAATCCAAAACGTTATTGACCGACATTCCACATTCAAGGTCATAGTTGATGTAGACGCCCAATACCTCGGAGTGTAGTACGCCGTCCTCGGTTCTTTCTCCGTATTTGTATAAAGTTTCGGACTTTCGGTTTATGGATTTTATAGGAACGTCATATTCGACAGAATCTATTATTATCATAATTCTGACTCCTCGTATTTCCAAATAAAACTTCCTGCCGTCTTTGATTTACCTTGTAAGCAAACTGCTATATTGAATGCAGTTATTCCAGTTTTTTTACTTGCTTCCATCCTGTTTTTATATGTAGTCACATATTTTCCGTCTATTGTATATTGAGATACTTTAGCGTTCTTTTCTCTGCGATAATTTTCTACTGGCGCAATATCAACGTTTCCGCATTCCGCATATCTCCACTGAAACCCAAGAGCGGTTTTCTTTTTTCCAAGACACACCATTTGAATATTTGACCTATCCCCTTTTCGCCCCGTCATATTGGTGATAACTTGTGCGCTCGGAAATGTATTTATATATTTTCCAAGAATAGAATATTGATTAACTGGACGACTCAATGCGTCTCCAATTTTTCTTTTTGTTATTTCCGATATTTTTTTTAGCAACCATCCGCCGCTTTCAATATTATAACCATTTGGCTTAATTGAATTATATTGTTTGATGTATTTTTTTTCAAGTTCGTCTAATTGGTCGGTTGCGCATTCTTCTAAAATTTCAAAAGAAAAATTATTTGCTCCGTATTTATTAATCGCATTGCTCAAATAACCGTTGTGAGTATCGGAATAATTGCGCATATGGCACTGTTTGCGCCATTCAATATTCCTGCTTTGCCCCACATAACATTTACCATTAACAAGATTTGTAATCTTATAAACCCCGCATATCTTTCGTGATAGAATACCCATGTTGAAGCACCTCCATGCTTTGACCATTCCCTCGGATGCCGAAAACATCGCGGGGGTTTGTTTATTGTTTCGATTATACCACGCGACTATACTCATGCCATAGCTCCGCTAATCAGGCTCGTACCGCGTCGGGTGGATACCTTTTGCTGCCCGTCATAAATCTTTTCACTGTCCAGATACACTGGCATGTTGACGGTAATCTCGCCACCGCCCGCGCCTTGTAACTCCTCGCGGACAATCTGCCTGATAAGGTTTTCGGGTGCTTCGATGTTTCTTCCCGTCTTTTGGTCGCCAAGTATCGCGGCAAATTGAGCGTTGGGGGGAATGACTGCGCCCGTCGCCAGCTTCGGGATTTGCGGGGCTGATACCGTACTGGTCGGGGAGAAGTTTTCTCCGCCGATAATCCCGCCGATTGAATTCGCCGCTCTGATTACGGTATTGATTCCGTCAACAATAGAATCAATCATTCCGTTTATAAATCCAATGATGCTATTGATTATTCCCTTTACAAAGTCCTTGACGCCTTCAAAGACAGTTACAAATTTTTCCTCTATTAATTCAAGCGTTTTGAAAAAGCCATTCAACAGCGGATTTAGAAAATACATAGAAATGTAGTAACCAAGCAGAAAAAGAATTTGTTTTACTGTTGTAGAAAGTTGCTCCCAATTGGCAATCAAAAGCCAGATGACGGCGATAATTCCGACAATGAGCAGGATTATCAAGCCAATAGGCGAGGCAAGGAAAGCCATTGCAGTAGCAAAAGCGGATGTGGCGGTAGTTGCGAGCCACGCCAGTCCTGTCCATATCCCCGTTGTGACGTTCAAAATTAATAACTGTGCGTTATCCGCGAGCTTTGCGGCGGTTGACGCTACCCAAGCAGTGACCTGACTCCATACCGCCGCAACAGATGAGGCAATCTTAACGATAAAATCACCCGTATATAAAGCCATAATAGCAAGTGTTTCGATTTTGTCTGCAAGTTTCGCCGCCGTGCTTGCGACCCATGCCGTGACCTGTAACCATAGTTTTACAGTGAGAGCCGCAACTGCCGCCGTGAATTCATAGATTTTCCACGCCGCAAGAAACCCCGCGACAGTTAGAGTCATTGTCGCAAACGTGGATTGATTGTTATCTATCCAGTCTGAAAGACCATATAAAACCTTTGTCAACCCTTCGATAAATGAAACTATTACACCTCCGACCCAAACGGCAAGAGGCTGTAAAACATTATCCCAAAACCATTGCCAGGAAGGTTGGAGCGCAAGCAAAACGGAATTGAGTAATTCAGCCGCGCCGCCCAGCAAGTCAAGGAATGCAGGCAGTAAATCGGTGATAGCCCATTCGCCCAACGGAACAAGGATGTTATCCCAAGCCCACTTCAAGCCCGCCCAAATGGTTTCCCCCAACGGAGTCAGGGATTCTTTCAACCTGAAAAACGCATCGATTACGGGCTGTAAAAACTCCATCATCTTTGTCTTGAACGATAATACTTTTTCTTCAAGCGCGGTCAATCCTTCCACAATGGGCGCATCTTCGATAGGCGGTAAAACAACAGGCGCGGTCGCCGCTGCTGTTGACGCTTCGCCAGTCCCGCCGATTCCAGTATCCTGCTGTAATACGTTCAACTGGTCAAATGCCGCCAATGCTCCCTTAGCTGCTTTAGCCGCGCTTGTTGTGGCGTCTGCCAAGTCGTTCTGTGCGTCTGTCGCGTCCTCTGTGCTGTCTGCTACATCCGTCATTTGACTGGCAGTATCTGCCATTGATACGTTCGTACCGAACAACAGATTCATAATTTGCGCGACTTTGTTGAAAAAGATTGTCAGCGCGTCAACTGCCATTTTGATGTATGGCAAAATCTGGTTTATGATGGGAATGATTGAATTGCCAATAGCAACCTTGAGATTTGTAAAAGAAACTCCAAGCGCGGATATTTTCCCGCTGTAAGTCCCTGACAGTTTCGCCGCATCACCCATCTGGAAGCGGGTTTCCTCCATAATTCCCGCTACCTCCGCCTGTATCTTTTGTTCCT